ACATTCTGAATTTGTGGCCGGTCCCCGACCAGACCTATACGGTCGTCCTCACCATCCAGAAGAACGCCGAAGATACGCTGCGCGCTTTCGACAACATCGACGTTCCTCGGCGCTTCCTGCCCGCCGTCATCTACGGCCTCGCCTACTGGATTGGCATGCGGCGCCCGCCCAACATGATCCCCGAGTCTCGCCTTCAGATGCTGCGCGCCGAATACGACCGGGCCGTCCGCGATGCCATGCGTGAAGACCGCGAACGCGGTAAGACCTTCATTAGGATTGGCCGCTAATGCCATACACCTATTCCACCCTAACGAGCGACGTCATCGCGAACATGGAGGAAGATTCCTCCGAGTTCCTGGCGGCGCTGCCCGCAATCATCGAACGAGCGCAGTCCCACCTACAACGGCGCATGGACCCGGTCAACATCATTCGCTTCACCGAAGTCTCGGTCAGCGCCTCGACCCGCACGCTCAACCTGCCCTCCGACCTCTTGGTCCTCAAGTCCATTCAAGTGTGTGCGACGGGCGGCTGGAACAATCTGCTCGAACAGAACAACGAGTTCCTCACCGCATACTGGCCTGACTATACGTCGTGCGCCCCCTCAAAGTATTACGCACCGAAGGACAATGCCTCGGTCTATCTGGCCCCGACGCCCCCGACCAACGGCACGGCCCTGGTCGAATACATTCCGCGCGTCACCATTCTGAGTTCGGCCTTCCCTTCCAACTACTTCTCCGACCGCACCGACACCGCCTTCTTCGCCGCAGCCATGCTATACGCAAATGCGTGGACGAAAAATGCAGGTGCCGTTACTGTCTGGAAGGGCATCCTCGATGAGGAACTTACGGTCCTGAACATCGAAGCAACTCGGGCACGCCGCTCCGACACTTCCAATCGGTTCAACGGCTCTCCTGAAAATACCATTGCGGGCAACCCCTAATGTCCGTCATGGACATGTGGTCGGTATGCGACCGCTGTGGTTTCGACTACAAGCGCCGCGACCTCCGCAAAGAATCCACCAAGTTCGTCGTCTGTTCTTCCTGCTACGATGGTCGCTACGACTTAAAAAGCCATCCGCAGAATCGGCCTTTCCGCCCTCGCCGTGAACTGCTGCCCGTTCCTGATGGACGCCAGATCGCCCTGATCCTTCCGGTGCTAGTCCAAGAAAACGACGCTTGGCTCTACACCGAAGACGGCGACCTGATCGGCGTTACATGATCGCTCGGCTTTGCTAGGATATCGCCCGTGGACATCAAGCTTCTTTTCGATTTCGTCGCCACCTTTCTGTGGCCGCTCCTGATGGCTTACGGCGCGTATCTGCACCGGGAGATTTCGGCTGTGCAAACCAAGTTCGACAACCTGCATGAAGCGCACCACCGCCATGTCGCCCAGGTCAACAAGGACTTTGCCACGCGCGAGGTTGTCTCCGATCTTGAAAATAAGCTGACAACTGTGCTAAATAGAATCGACGACAAAGTAACACGCATCCTAGAGGAGCGCAAGTAATGCCTTCGACTTTCGATCCGCTCCTTCGCCTTGAACTCCAGGCGACGGGCGAGAACGCCACCACCTGGGGCACCAAGACCAACAACAACCTTGACCTCATTGCGGCGGCGGTTGCGGGCCTTGCTGTTGTCAGCGTCTCGGCAGGCGACACCACCCTCACGACCGCTAATGCGGCAGCTGACCAAGCGCGCTGCGCCATCCTGTTGGTGCAGGGCACGCTGACGGCCAACGCCAACATCATCGTCCCGGCTTCGCCTAAGTCCTACATCTTCATTCGCAACACGACGGGCGCCTTCGACATTACCGTAAAGCAATCTGCCGCTACGGGCACGGTCCTCCCGGCGTCTGGTCCCGCCCTTGTCGTCAGCACCAGCACCACCAGCATCGACCTGATGGCGGGCCTCCTAGCCAACTACGGCATTCGGATCACCGAGACGGTCTAATGTCAGCAACGCTTCAGGACCAGAAGCTTACCGAACTAGAGTTCCGCTCTGGCGTTGTCAAGGAGCAAAGCCGCTTGCTTGCCTCGGGCTACTGGTCCGACGCAGACAAGATTCGCTTCCGCTTCGGGCGTGCCGAACTCATGGGCGGCTGGCAGCGCACGATTGATCCTTCCCAAGCCTCCAAGATCACGGGCATCCCTCGCTACCTGACCGCAGTTCGCAGTCGCCTGGGCCAGCCTGCCGCCATCATCGCCACCCATACGGGCCTGTTCTCCAGCGAGCTTTCGACCTTCTTCAACATCACGCCGGTCGTCTCCACCCTTGCCACCAGCAACATTCTTTCTACGACCGCCGGCTCCACAAAGGTTGTCGTCTCTGTTACAGCGCATGGCCTAACCAACTCCACCCTCATCGAAGTTGTGTCGGCGGCCACCACCATTGGCGGCAACATCCTCATCAATGCAATCTCCTCCACGACGGCAACCTTCCCGGTTAGCGTCATCGACGCCGACAGCTTTGAAATTGATGTGGGCACTACTGCCGCCGCAACCTCCGCTGCTACGGGCGGCTCCATCACCATCGGCTTCGACTACAACGCAGGCACCATTTCCACCGACCTCATCTCTGGTTGGGGCGTTGGCTTTTGGGGCGGCACTTTCGGCTGGGGTGCTCCTGCCAATCCGACGCCCCTTCCGCTGCGTCTGTGGTCGGTCGATCTGTGGGGCACGGACGCAATGGCCGTTCCGTCTGGCGGCCCGCTCACGTATTGGAATACGTCGGTCGGCATCACAGGCCGGGCAACCATCGTAACGACGGCGCCCTCCGTCAACCAAATTGTGCGCGTCGCTTCCGAAGCCCGCCACGTCCTGCTCTACGGCACTCACGACATTTCTGGCTCCTACAGCCCGCTCCTCATTCGCTGGTGTTCTCAAGAAGACTTCACCGACTGGACACCTTCCTCCATCAACACCGCAGGCGATTATCCACTGCCTAGCCGTGGCTCGGAAATCCGCGCCGTCAACCGCATTGGTGACAAGACCGCTATCCTAACCGACGGCGACATGTTCATCCAGCAATACATTGGCGGCAACGACGTCTTTGGCTTCACCGCTGTGGGCGAACGGTGCGGCGTCATCTCCCGCAATGCTGCCGTCGAATACAATGGCACCCTCTACTGGATGGCGACGAACGGCCAATTCTACAAATACGATGGACGTCTGCAAACCCTGCCTTGCACGGTGCTGCGCTTCATCTATGACAACATCGACCCCGCCTATCAAGACAAAATCTACGCGGGCACCAACTCGACCTTCGACGAGATCATCTGGTTCTACCCGACCTTCGACTCTCCTAACGGCGAGAACGACCGCTACGTCATTTACAATACGCGCGAGAACCATTGGACTATCGGCACGATGCCCCGCACCGTGTGGGAAGACATCGGAACCTTCAGCCTGCCTCTCGCTATTGACGACGTCGCCGCCAACCTCTACTATCAAGAAAGTGGCTATACTGCCGATACCTCTGCCCTAGCAGCCAACCTAGAGGGCGACTTCTTCGACGAAGAAGACGGCAACAACATCCTGTTCGTCAACAAGTTCGTGCCCGACTTCACCAACCTGTCCGACATCACGCCCTACGTGGGCACCCTCTACGTTACCCTGAAGGCCCGTAAATATCCCGGCGGCCCCATCATCAGCAAAGGCCCCTTCCCCGTAACCGGTACGACGCAGAAAACTTCTGTCCGTCTGCGGGGCCGCGAACTCACCCTGCAAATCCAGTCCTCCACTTCTTCCAACGTGCCGTGGCGGATGGGCGACTTCCGCATGGCAATCGAGCCTGACGGTCTGCGATGACACGCCGCATCTCTTCCCGCACCTTCCCTTCAGCGCCGCCCGAGTGGGACGATTCCTCCCGCGACGCTTGGAACAGACTTATCAAGGTCCTAGAACAGAGCGACCTGTTCGATCCGGGCCGCCGCACCCGCCCCCAATTCATCATTGATGGCACCGTCTCCGCGCCCGTCACCATCTCCATGAATGGGGGAACTTCCAATCGCGAACTTGCCAACATCGTCGGCAAGTTACTGATTGCCTTGCAGTCCTCCAACTTCGTGGACGTTCGCTGAGTTTATTTTCCCCAAACCCTGTGGTATAATATGCATTAGAAGGCCCATATATGTCCGAATCCCTGCTGAACCGCACCTACACGCCGCCGACTGAGGGCACCTTTGATCCGCTTACGGCAGGGATCACGGGCACACTTCCTTCGTTCTATTCGTACCGGCCCGCTACCCCGGCTCCCGCGCCCACGCCTCCCGCTTCGACTGCTGGCGGCGCTGTTGCTGGCGGAGGCGGTGGCGACTCTGGCGGCGGTATCGGCTCCACTCCTGAAGGCGGCCTTACCGGCCTCGGCCCCAACCCCGGCAACCTCGGCAGCCCCGGCAGCTTGGGGAATATTACCAGCGGGCGACTAGGTGATATTAGCCTTGCGGACGTAGCGCGTGGCGCGCAGTTGGGAGGTTTCCTTGGCGGCCCGTTCGGGGCTATTGCGGGCGGGCTTATCGGCGGCTACCGCAGCATGAGTGATTCGCGTGATGCTCGCGACACTGCCCGCGCTCAAGCTCAAGTTCATGAAAACCTTCTGAGCAATTATCTTTCCGACTGGGAAGCCTCATCTCCTAGCCTAAGTGATTTTTCCGATCCCGCTTCACAGGCTATCTCAAACGAAATCAGCGAGGCAATCAGCGCAGGCTTCGGCCCTGAAAGCGCTGGATACGGCGGCGGTGATTTCGGCGCTCCTAGCAGTGAAGCAAGCACCAGCGGCGGCGACATGGGCGGCGGTGCCCCCGGTGACAGCGGCGATGGTTACAAGCAAGGCGGCCTCGTCGAACTGCAAGGGGGCGGCAAGGTTGCGGTTGGTCCGGGCGGCGGCCTCGACGATCTCATTCCGACTTCCATTGAGGGGCGCCGCGCCGCTGCGCTTTCGGACGGCGAGTTTGTCATTCCCGCTGACGTCGTGTCCATGATGGGCGACGGTTCTTCCAATGCAGGCGCTCGTCGCCTCTACGATCTGGTGCGACAGGTCCGCGATACCAAGACCGGCACCACCCGTCAAGCAGGGCCGCTGCCCGTTGGCGAAATTCTCAAGAGGAGTCTCGGCTAATGAGCGGCGCGCTTGGCGATCTGTTTGGCCTAGGTCGCCCGACCTCTACAGCCACCTCTACCCCTACTGCCCCGCCTGACGTTGAGGCTGCGCGCCGCGATCTACTGGGCCGCGCCCAGGCGATAGCTGCCGAGCCCTTCGCCCGCTACAACCAGCCACGGATCGCGGGCTTCACCCCTGACCAGATGGCTGGCTTCCAAGGTACGCGCGACATTGCGGCTGCCAGCCGGGGCCTCTCTGGCCTGACGCCGGAACTCACGCGCGAAGGTGTCGAAGCTACGCGGGGTCTGGCACAGCGCCTGCCCGACGTCGATATCTCTGAATACATGTCGCCCTACACCGAAGCAGTTCTCGACCCTGCTATCCGGGACATCGAGGAAAAGGCGGCACGCGAGCGTATGCGCCTCGGTCAGCAGTCCGCGCGCACCGGTTCGTTTGGTGGCTCCCGCCAAGCCATCGCAGAATCCGAACTGGAGCGCGGCACCCAGCGCACCATCGGTGAAGAATCCGCCCGCCAGCGCGCTGCCGCCTACACCAATGCGCTCGCGCAGTTCCGCGCCGACCAAGAGCGTATCCCCCAACTTTACGCGGGCGCCCTCGGCCAACTCGGCATGGGCCTCCAGCAAACGGCGGGCCGCCTGGGCACCGAAGTCAATCCGCTTCTCGCGACGGGCGCTGCCCAACAGGGCCTTGACCAGCGCAATCTTGACCTGTTGCGCCAGTCCTTCGAAGAAGAACGGGACTATCCACTTCGCGGTCTTGAAGTGCTGCGGACGTCACTGGGCCTCCAGCCCTCCACTCTCGGCGTCGGCAACACCCAAGTCAGCACCGCCCCCGCACCCAATGTCCTCGGCTCCGTCGTCGGCGGTATCGCTCAGGCGCCGCAATTCATTCAAGGCGCACAGGCTCTCGGTAACTTCTTTGGCCTCGGTGGCGCCGCTGCACCCGCAGCCCCTGGCCTGTCTCCCATGTTTAGCAACTTTGGGAATACCTAAGTCATGTCACAGTCCATGCTTGATATGCTCCGCAATCGCGTAGCAGCTAACATGCAGAACGAAGGGATTGCCCGGCTCTCTGAGTTTGGTGCTGGCATGGCCGCGTCAGGTAGCCCTAACTTCTTCACGATGCTTAGTGCCGGTGCCCGCGCCCAACGCGAAGGCGATGCTACCCGCATGGAAGAACTGCGTCGCGTAGCCGAAGCCGAACGTCAGGCCCGCGCCCAGCAGGCCGAAGAGCAATACCGCAGCAGCCAACTTGAAATCGAACGCCAGCGTCGCGCCAACGAGGAACGCCGCATTAACGCCGAGATTGCGCGTGGCGACCGCCCGCAATATACTGTGGTCGGCCAGGACGCTGACGGCAATGCTATCGTCATGGACCCGCGCACCGGTCAGCGTCAAACTCTCCAAGGTGTTACGCCCCTCCAAGTCGCTTCGCGTGGCGCACAATCAGAGACGCAAAACCGTCAGTTGGCTGCCCGCCTCGCTGAAGCTGCTGTCAACCGTGAAGCCACCAATCGCAGCAACATGGGCCGCACCTTCAGCGACACTGACCGCGCTGCCCTGCGCCGCCAAGTCGAAGGTGATGTTCTTAGGAGTCTCGGCCTTGAGCCTGTTGCCGGGGCTGGTGGCGCGCCCGGCACGCAAGGTTCGCAACCGAGCAGGGTGCTTACATATCCTCGGACCCCCGAATAAGCAATGGCTAACGGCAACTTTGATTTTAAGCTTCCAGATGGGCGCCTCATTCGGGTGGAAGGCGCCCCTTCAGAGGAGGCTGCCTATGCCTATATGGATACGCAGTGGCCGACGCTGCGCCGCGAAATGCCCATTGAAGGCTTCTTCGAAAGTGCGGGTCAGCAGTTCAGGGGCCAAATCACTTCGCCGCTTGGTGCTGCCGCTGCTGGTGCTGCTGCCCTCGGAGCGCCGGAAACCCGCGCAGCAATCGAACAAGTTCGGCAAGAGTATAGCCCCGGCGACACCAACCCTGCAACGCGGGCACCCGAACTCCGCGACATCATTAGCCGTGATGCTGTCACCGCCCTAAAAGCATATGCGGGTCAGGCTGCCGGTTCTATTGCGGGCGTCGCTGCTGGCGCACTAACCGGCGCAGCCGTTGGCGGGACCATTGGCGCAGTCGGCGGTCTTCCGGGCGCAGCAGCAGGTGCAGCAACAGGCGCCCGCATCGGCACTAGCGGCGGCCTCCTTGCGGGCGGCATCGACGAACTCTTCCAAGGTCTTACCGCCGAAGGCGTCGATCCCCAACTCGCGGGTCGCCTCGCTGTTACTGTCGGCCCGGCTATCGGGCGCATTGAGAACCGCTACGTCGAGCAAGCCCTGTCGCGTGCCCTCGGCAACCAAGTCGCGCCCGGCATTGCCAATCGCGTCGCGCAGCGGCTTATCGGCGGTCGAGCGGGTGGCATCCGGCAGACAGCAGCGGGCGGCGCAGCAGGCGAAGTCCTTGGCGAAACCCTCCGTCAGACCACCATCGGCGCTTTTACGGGCGAAGCCAATCTGGCCGAGCGCGCCGAACGCATTGCCGAAGCTGGCCTCGTTGGCACCGTCGGCGGCGCTGGTGTCGGCACGGCAACCCGGTTTGCAGGGCGAGCCGGTCCTTCCGAAGCCCAACGTCAGCAGCAAGCCGCAGCCGAAGCCGAACAGCAGGCCCAAGCCCAAGCCCCGGTCCAACCCGGCGCTGCCGCTGGGGCTGCTGCTCCCGGCGAAGAAGGTGCTGCGCCCGCTACGCCTGCTGCTCCCGAGCCTTACTTTAGGCGCACGCCCATTCCGCAGTCGCCGGAACTTATTCGCACGCCCGAGCAGGCCGAAGCCCTTGCTGCAAGCGATCCCGAAAACTATACGCCGCCTCCCGCACTCACGACGCCCGAAGCACGCCTTGCTTGGATCAACTTCAAGCGGCAAGCCGAGCACCAGCGTGATGTCCAGAACCTCCGCGAGAACGCAATCTCTAACTTTGCGGCTACACAGCCCGATACTTTCTTTAGCAATCTAACGCAGGCGGCAGCCGAAGGCAACCTCAATAGCCTCAACCGCTTCTCCGCTAACGACGTTGCCAACGCGGCGCTGCGCTCCAGTGGCATCGAGCCGGGCCGCCTTTCTAAGGATGAACGAAAATTCGTCAACGAGCAGTTGAACATTCTGGCGAACGAAGGTATCCTAGTCAAGCCTACCGCATCCAGCTTCAGCGCTTCGTTCGACCCCCGCCCGCCAATCGTCGAACAAACTCCGCAAACCGAGTTCACCCAGCGCGAGCGGGAAGCAGCCCTGCGCGACGTCGCTGACTTCAATGCTGCCTACGAGGCGGGCACTCTCGACCGCGTAAGCCCCTTCGAAGCTCGGCGCCGGTTCGCCCTCAAAACCCCGCCCCGCCAACAGCCTGCCCCGACCCCCGCCCCCGAAGCGGCCCAGCCTGCCCCGCAAGCTGCGGCGGTTCCCTCGTCGGCTGCATTTGCTCAGACCGCCCCCGCCCCGCAAGCCCCCGCAGGCTTTAAGACTGCTCTCGGAAGCAGCTACGCCATAAACGAGCAGGGTCAGACGATCCGTACCAAGGGTTCGCCGGGTCGCGGACAAGGTAAAACCTATGAACCGCATAATGTCCTGTTCGTCACTCCCAACGAAGCGAACGACATCTTAGACGAATTGCGCGGGGGTAATACCTATCGCTTCATCGTAAACGATCCCGCAGGTCCGCGTCGTATTGAACCGGGTGAATCGCTTCAAGGCAAGCAGGCGGCGCTGGGTATTTTTCGCCCGGATGGTAGCGTCGTCCGTTACGTCCCAGCGCAGATGCGTCCCGCTGTTGGCTTGTCGCCAGTGGAGTTGCGTGTCGAAGGAACTGGAACTGACCGCAAGTCCTTCCGTCACATCGGCAACCCTATCACCGAACTAACAGGCGCCCCTCCTGCCCGGCCTACTCCTAGTGCCGCTCCTTCTCCTGCTCAGGAGCAACAGCAGCAACAGCGGCAGCGAGTGGAAGACCCGGCCAATCCGCGTGGACCGGAACGCAGCCCGGAGAAGTCTGAGCCTGGGCAGATGACGCAGCAGAACCCACCGCAAGAGTGGTCGCCCGCTTCTGACAATTCGCCGGAAGCTGACGTCGATCTAATGGAAACGGCCAATGGCGTCTATTCGCCGGTCGTTGGTCAGCTTCCGCCCGACACCGCCGCCGCCCACGCAAACCTCAAGCGGGCTACCCGCGACGGCATGGGCTTCATGGGCCGCTGGTTCTACTCGCCTATCCTTACCGCGTCCAAGCTTATTCCGGCGGTGCGCCCCGCTGCCCGTGCCCTAAACGCTATGCGGCGCCGTGGCAACCAATATCAGGGTGAGGTGCAGCCGCTCCTTGCCGAAGGTGCTGCTGCGCTTTCGCCACAAGAAATGTCAACGGTTGCGCGCCTCCGTGAAGAATCCTCGGTGCTGGGCCGCGAAGCGCCCGGCGTTGCTGCTCTTCCCGCCAACGCACGCACCTTCTTCAACAACCAGATTGCTGCGATGAATCGCATCTGGGACTACTGGATTTCTGCCAACGCCATCAAATACTTTGACCCTGCGGCCACGACGGACCCCGTTGATAAAGCCCGGCTCAATGAGTTCTGGCGCAAGAACCGCAACAAGGATTTGTGGCAAATCCCGCCCGACGAACTGCGCGCCGCCTCTCCGCAGGGCTTCGCCACCATGCAGGAACTTGATGCTCTCCGCAATCCCTACTACATGCCCATGATTGCAGAGGGCACCCACTTCATCGCCGCCTACAAGATCGGCGCAGATGGCAAGCGGACTGGCGCCCCCGTCAAGATGGTCGCTTTCAATCCGCTGCCCGCCAACAAGAAAGGTGGTCGGCGCCCCGATCCCGAAGTCTATGCGCGCGAAGAGCTTACGCGGCGCGGCATCACGCCCGACAAATACTACATCACGCCGCAGCCCGTCGAGTTTACCCGCGACCAGCAGGCCCGCGAACTCCGCGACGGTTCCGACGCACTCGCCAAGATGCTGAACGACCTCAATAATGTTCGCAGCATTCGCAACGACAGCGAAGCCCAAAACGTGTTGCGGAGCTTCATGAAGTCGCTGGACAAGGCCAAGATGAAAAGCTTCATGCGGCCTAACCAGGGCATCCTCATTCCCTTCACTACCCTCAACGACAGCACCTACCTGACCGACGTAGTGCCCCGTTACGCTGCGGCGCTTGGCAAGCTTCAGGCCCGCATCTACACCAACGACAGTTTCAATAGGGGCGTCCAGAACCTCGACGCGGCCAACCAAGAATACTTCCGCGATCTGCGCGACTACGCCAGCCAGCCCACCGAATCTACGGTTGTGGCTCGTCTGCGGACGCTGTCCTTCCATTACTTCATTGGTCCCGCGCTCGACTCCATGCTGCTGAACATGACTTCGACTTACAACAGCACGATGCCCCTTCTCATTCGCGACAGCGGTAATCCCCGCCAAGCCATCGCCATGGGGCAGGGCGCTCTTAACGACGTCATCAAATACATCGAACAAGCTCTCAAGTCCGACACCAAGAACTTCGACAACGTCATCGTCAATGCGGGCCGAACCCCGGCTGAACGCGCGGCCCTTCGTCGGGCTGCCCAGCTTGGCGCGTTCCCGCCTGCCATGACCGTCGATATGGGCGCTATCTCGGAAGGCGTTCGCACCCAAACCCTGATCGACGCTGGTATCCCCAAGGCCGCCACCGTCGCCAAGAACTTCAACCGACTGCTCAATCTCTTTGGTAAGCCGCAGCAGGCTGCCGAGCAGGTCAACCGCGCCGCCGCCTTCCTGGCTGCCTTCCGGCTCGCGCAAGTAAATCCCGCCGTCATCGAGCGCGCTAACAGCATCGACGGCTACAACTTCACGGGACCGGATGCCACCTTCGAATATGCGATGAGCCGCGTTGATGACAGCCAGTTCATCATGACGCCTGAAGACCGCGCCCTGATTTTGCGCGCCACCCCGCTCAACGAACTCGCCTTCCAGTTCATGTCGTATCCGTTCAAGATGACGGAGGTTTTCCTTCGCCAAGGCTCTAACGCAATTCGCGGCATCAAGGAAGGCAACCCCGAACTCGCCAAGGTTGGCGCGCTGGGCCTCATGTCCTACACCGTCCCGCTCGTCTTCCTGGCTGGCGTATGGGGTTTCCCCGGCGCCGAACTCCTGCGTGACGCCCTTGAAGAACTCATCAAGACTGTGTGGAAGGACGTCGAGAACTTCGACCAAGAACTCTACGAATATGCCCGTGACCTTCCCCTCATCGGCAGCCAGTTCACCGCCGACCTCGTTACGCGGGGCGCCCCTCACGCCCTCGGCATGTTCACAGGCTCGACTCGTCTTGGCCTGAACCCCTTCCAGTTCCAAGACCTCATGAGTGCCGGTCCCGCTATGGCCCTTGGCCCTGTCGGTTCTCTGCCCGGCAAGGCCGCCGAAGCCTACCAATTCGCTAAGGAAGGCGACTACCTCAATGCGCTGGCCTCCATCATGCCGCGCTTCGCTGGCAACATTGCGCGCGGCGTCAACGTAGGCTTTGGCACCGGAGAAGTCCGTACGCCCGAAGGCCGCACTACCATCAACCAGCATCAGATCGCTGAACTCGACAGCCAACAGGGTGTCCCTACTTGGATTCGTATGGCAGTCGGCCTGCCCCCGCCCGAGTTCCTTGATATTCGCACCGCGCGCCGCTACGCTGAAGAACTCTCTAAGGCTTCGCGCCCCTACACCGAGTGGGCCAACAACTCCATTGCGCGCATCCTGGCCGAACAGCAACGCGCCCGCGAACGCGGCGACACCGCTGGAGAAGCTCAGTTGCAGCGCGAATACGACGAACTCCTGAGCGAAATCAACGCACGCAACGACCGCCTCATAGCAGAAGGTAAGAGCGCCCTCGTCTATCGCCGCAACGACACGGCCATCCGCGACCGCATCCGCGACCGCCTTGAGGGCACCACCGAACCTGACCGCCTCATCCAGCGGGGCAGCCCCCGTAGCCGCGAAAACATCCGCGAAATGCTTGAGTCGCGCGGCCTACCCCCAACTCAATAAAAAATATTGACAGTCTGGCAGGAGAATAGTATCCTACCGGCATGTCAAAATTTGCCTATTACATTGGTGTTGATCACCGCGAGCCCGAAGCTCTCCGTGTAACTGAGTCGTCTGTCCGAGCCTACGCCAGTAAGCCCGTTCAGATCGGCCACCTAGAACACATCGACCTGCGAAGGCGCCAACTCTTTGATCGCCCGTGGCGCATCAACGAAGACGGCACCTACATGGACGAACGTGACGGGCGGCCCTTCAGCGTCCAGTTCTCCCACTCGCGCTTCCTGACGCCCATCGTCGCCAAGCAAGACGGCATCACCGACTGGGCTCTCTTCACGGACTCGGATCTCCTCTGGATTGATGACATCCACAAGTTGCTGTGTGAGGCTGACCCGTCAAAGACGGTCATGGTCGTGCCCCACAATTTCCAACCGGGCGCCACGATTAAGATGGACGGTCAGAAGCAATCTCAATATGCCAGAAAGCTGTGGTCTTCTGTCATGCTGTGGAATCTCAAGTCCAAGCTGTTACCCACCTTCGAGATGGTAAACTCCGCTCCCGGCAGTTACCTTCATGCTTTCGAGTGGCTAGACGATTCCGACATCGGTTATCTCTCCGAAAGCTGGAACTGGATACCTAATTACAGTCCCACAACTGACAAGGGAATTGAGGCGGAAAACAATAATCGTCCGCTCCCCATTAACGCAATCCATTATACCATGGGGCCGCCTGTGGCTGGCATGGACAACCGGGAACCGACAGCTTTCGACGAAATGTGGCGCGGCCACTTGAAAACCGCCATGCAGCAATTTGCTGACGATCTTCCAAGTGGCTAAAATATACTACAACGACAAGCCGTGTAAGCATGGACACTCGGCGGGGCGCTATGAAGCCTCTCGTCAATGTGTCGTGTGCCACAAAGAAACACAAGATAGGCGCCGCCAATCTCCTGAAGGTAAGGCTGCCCACTTGGCGCGGGTAAAAGACTGGCAACAACGCAACCCCGAAAAGGTACTTTCTTATAAGAAGAAATACCTAGACGAAAACCGCGAGCAAATATACGCGCGACTTGCTGACTATCGAAAAGCTTTTCCAGAACGGCGAAAAGCCGTAACACGCGCCTATGCAGTAAAGAACAAAGATAAGATTTGCGCGTCATCCAGACAGCGTCAAGCCAAAAAGCTTTATGCCATGCCTGCGTGGGTAGATAAAAATGAAATCCAAATTATATACGAACAATGCTCATATATAAGCAGGCTCATGGCCGTTCCACATGAAGTAGATCACATAGTGCCTCTTCAAAATTCAAAGGTTTGCGGCCTGCACGTACCGTGGAATTTGCAAATCATTCCTACTGTAGAAAACCGCCGTAAGGCAAATGTCTTCCAAGGGTTTAGATAATGCGCGCTAAGATCATCACCACCATCGGCCCCAACTCATGGGAACGCTATGGCCTGCGCTTCGCAGAATCCTTCACGAAGTTCTGGCCCGCCGATATCGCCCTCGAAATCTGGCACCACGACCTCGACGGCAACGTGCCCGAGTTCCCCGACGTCACCTTCCATGCCCTCGAAGATACCGCTTCCTTCCAGAAGCTCAAGGCCCACATCGGCGCCCAAGCCAAGGACGGCCCGTCGCTGGACTACTGCTTCAAGGCGGTGGCCCTCGCTTCCAGCGTGACACCGGACCTCGACTGGATTGGCTTCATCGACGCAGACACCGAAACCATGCGGCCCGTCGATGAAGCCCTGCTGGCCGAACTGTTCGACGACAACCATCACCTGACTTACCTGTATCGGCGCTCGGCCAAGGAAAGCGAGGGTTCTTGGTTTGCCTTCAATCTGGCTACCGTCAAGGGCGCCTCCCTGCTGGCCGATTATTGGGGCCTCTACAATTCGCTTGAAGCCTTTCACTACAAGAAGGCCCACGACAATGCAATCCTTGACCGCATCACCCTGCTGCACCAAGCGCATGGCCTTCAAGTCAAGAACCTGTCGCCCGGCTGTCTTGGCCTCGACGCCTTTCACCAGTCGCCGCTTGCCGCCTACATGGTCCACTACAAAGGCCCCGACAAGCAGACCATCGCCAACCCGGCCCTCGGTTCCCCGGCCCGCTACGAAACCCTGTGCGAAATCCTAACGGCCTCTGTCGCTGCCACTAACGCCGCCCGCCTCGTCGAAGTCGGCACATGGAACGGCAGTCGCGCAATCCAGATGGCAAACGCGGCCTTCGCTGCCGGGGCCGTGACCGTCTCCTACATCGGCTTCGACACCTTCGAAGGCGGCAACGACCGCGTTTATGAAGGCCATACCAAGCCGCACGCCGACTCGTGGATTGTCCGCAACCGCCTCAACAACTACGCCCAGGTGATGGCGCGTAAGGGCCTGACCTTCGACTTCTCCCTAGTCATGGGCAACACGCTTGAGACGCTGCCCGGTTCACCCGACCTCGTAGCCGACGCCACCTTCGCTTACATTGACGGCGGCCACTCCTACGAAACCACCAAATCTGATTATGAATGCCTGAAGCATGTGCCTTACATCGTCTTCGATGACGTCATTGTCAACGAGGAAGAAGGTGCGCCCGAGGGTCCGCGCCGTATCATGCAGGAGATCGAAGGGCAGAAGCGGATCATCACCAGCGGCGATGGCTACTCCGGTCTGGAGCAAACCATTTCGCTTGGCGTCGTCGTGCGCGACAACTATCCGGTGCCGGAACTCCGCACCCGCATCGAAGTGAAGCCCGTCGATTCTGTTGACAAGGGCGAGCAACTTCAGCATATTGCGGATAACGCTGCCGCCATTCCAACTTGGATCGGCTCCTACCAAGCCCACACCGGCATTGCTTTGTTCGTCAGTGCGGGGCCTACCCTGCCCGACCACATCGAAGACATTCGTGCCAAGCAGGCAGCCGGTGCCGTTGTCTTCGCAGTCAAGCACGCCTTCCCCGTTCTGAAGGCCGCCGGTATCCGGCCCGACTGGACTGTCATTCTTGATCCGCGCCCGGTCGATGGCAAGTCCACGCACGGCATCATTCGCACCGAACTGTTCGCGGACGTCGATGCCAATGACCGCTTTCTCTTCGCGACCATGACGCATCCGTCGGTGCGTAAGGTGCTAGAAGAAAAGGGCGCCCAGCTTTACGGTTGGCACGCCCACACCCAAGCCACCCTAGCTGCCAAGCCACCGGCCTTCGACACCGGCCTCGTCGTTGCAGGGGGCACTTGCTCTGCGACCCGCATCCCGATGCTAGCTTTCGTCATGGGCTTCCGCCGCTTCGAGTTCTACGGCTACGACTTCTTCTACCCCGACAACGTGCAGCAGTCCGACGTCAAGCAACAACTGATGCGCGTTAACTTGGGCACTGACCAGAAGTCCTACCTGACGACGGGCGAACTCATCGCCGCGATGCAGGACCTCGGCCAATGGAATCGGTGGCTGGTCGAGAACCGCATCACCGTCACCTTCCACGGCGAGGGCGCGGGCGCAGCCATCTGGAACCAGACCACCGCCGCCTACAAAGCCCCAGAGGAATATCCATTCTAATGACACATGTATTTGAAGGCAAGCCTGATGGCCGTCAACTCGAAACGATCCAGCCTGTGTCCCGCTTTCGGCCCCGTTACAGGGCGCTGACTGACGAAGAAAAGGCGCTGCACGACAAGCTCAAGGCCAAGGCCGAAGAACTCGAATCGCTGTTCAACGAGGTGAAAGATGGGCGATATAAGTCGCTGGCATTCACCTCCCTTGAACAGTCCATCATGTGGATCGTCAAGGAGCTAACGTCTTAGCGGAACTTCTTCGCTATCTTCGCGGCGCTGGCAGGCTGCTTTGAAAACTGCTTGCCAGCCCGCGTTGCCTTCCGTTTCGCTGCGCTACTCGCCGCATAAGTCGAGGCAGACATAGCCTTAATAGCCGCTTCGGGTAAGTAGCGTTCACCTGTCGCTTGCGGCCCCTGCGTGCTAGGCTTGCCCGACTTGGTGCGCCACTTCTGCTTGGTCCAATCGACCAGCGACTTCTGCGGGGCCTTCACGACTTATAGCCCTTTGCATTTTGTTTGAGATATTCGACGGCAGCTTCTAAGACTTCAATCTTGTCACGAGCATGGCCCAGAACCGTGTTGCACGGGTTGCAAAGAACGCCGCGCACTACTCCGGTAGCATGACAATGATCCACGTCCAGCTTCCTGCCCAATGCCGTCTCTTCAATACCGCAAATCATGCAGGAATAATTCTGCTCTTTACGAATTTCTTCCCACTGGCTATGCTCTAACCCGTAACGCAGCTTCAGCTTCTCGGCTTTGCGATTACGCTTGGTGTTTGGGTTAGTGTGCTTATATAGCAAATGGCATGGACGGCAACGCGAGCTATAAAACTTACGCCCCGCCCACTTGTCATAGAACTGATAGTACTCAGTCAGCTCTTTCTCTTGCTTGCAGTGGAGGCATGACTTAGTCACGGTACTTGCCGCCCTTCGCCTTGTATTCTGAGGCGAGCATCTGTGCCTTGCGGGCGCTCCATTGGCCCGGCCTGCCGCCCTTGTCTCCCGCCTTCAAGCGTTCGAACAAAGACTTACGCATACCGGGCTTCGTATAGACGCCCGCCTCGTTCACCCGGCTTTCGGGCTTCTTAGGCATTAGCCAGCCATCAGGCAGCGGCCAGCCTTACGACAAGCCGCCGGGTTCGGGCACTGCGCGCATGGCACCTTGCCGCCCTTCTGCATCTTGACCGGCTTACCAGCAGCAACCTTGCCGCCAGCCTTCTTCTTCATCGGGGGCTGCGTAACCTGCTTGCCCATGTTCGACCGCATCATCACTTGCACCCCTTCCCAATCATACCACCCTTAGCCTTCTTCACCACACCGCCCTTCTTCATGCGGCGGGCAGGCGGGCGCTCATCGGTGGGCACCGCGTTAGAGCGGAAGTTACGCATGCCACGGGGCGGCGTCATATCTTCTTCGTAGCTGGGCGCGCCCGGCTGAATGTTCGACGGCTTCGCATTGGAGCGGAAGTTCCGCATACCGCGCGGAGGCGTCATGTCTTCTTCGTAGGACGGGGCGCGACGGCTCTTGACCTGCCCACCCTGCTGATACTTCATAGTTCCAGGCATATTAGATTCCCCTTCAAACTTATCTGTGTTATGTTATACTAAGCTACTAACAAGGCTTCGCAACTCAGCGTCGCTAACCACTCGCGGCAGAACAGTCAGACGCTGGATGGTGCCGAACATAGCTTCCGTCCCACCTGTCGCCCCGCTGCTACCCTCCAGCAACCGCGTCAATCCAGACGTCGGCCCTCCCGTAACGGCTTGCACCGCCCCAGCATTCAAGGCACCGGCCAGCCTGCCCGCCGCATCATACGTCACGCCGACGCTGAAGGTTGTGCCGGGCGTCATGCTGCCCAAGCTAACAGGACTGCCAGCCACGCCACCAACTACATTGAGTATCTCAATGCTATTGCCGCCGCCAGCATTCCGCACTACATAGCGGTTGCTATCGCTGCCATCATCAACCTGAAACAACATCTGGTTGACACCTGTAGGCGCCGACTGCGGCAACGTGGCCCGCATCAGTATCGTGCCAACACCATTTCCGGTAAGGCCGAAACCAGATATGAGGGTCGATGCAATATCAGCGTCGCGCGTGCTGGCGCCGGGTGTGCCGATGGGGGGTAGAATGGGCGTAGCCGCAAAGGCGGCTAGTTGTTCCCGCTGAGGCCAACCTAGAAAAATCGAGGTATTTACGGGCGTAACTGTATTTGGAAAACCAAAACTAATGCGGCAGCGATAAACTGTGCCTACCGCTGTGGTGACATTCGTTACGCGGCGCAACGTGGCGTCAGGGCTAAACGGCGTCGCTGTCCCAGCAGCCTCGTTAGCGTTCCGCAAAGTCAAGCTTGAAAGCGTGTTTGTTCCGGCGACAAGCTGGTAAAATAGCGACAGGGCACAAAGCTGCCCAGCCGTAGATGTCAGCCCCGCTTCAAAAGCTAGTTCTGTGCCCGCCGTGCTATTTGGTGTGCCCGAAAAAGCCCACACCACACCCTCAACACCGTTAACAACGGCTGGCGTAAATGTGTGTGTTAGGCCGCGCGTAGCAGAAAGGGTCCAAGTGGTTGGCAGCGTCGCCGTGCCCGAGGCGCCCTCTCCACGCGGGTTAGTGACAGCGTTCGTGCGTTGCCCTTCGATCAGCAGGCCGCCGTTTGGAAAGACAAACCGTGGCGTGTCAGCAGCATAGGTATCCCAAGTCGTGCCGTCGCTACCAAGCCCGGCGGACTCGACGCCGGTAGCCTGTGCCCGCGTAAACGTCGTTAGCCCGCTAATAGCACCGGGCACCACCACGTTGCGGGCAGCGGCAAAGCGCGACCGACCGCGCAGAAGGCCGGGTCCGACGATCACTTAGGTCATCTCAGTCACGTTGAGGGTGCCCGCCGTAGCAACGCCCAGCGCCGCTACCTTCCAGCCCGCCGCCTGATCCACGCGGAAATACTCCACGCTAAACGCCGGAAGATACATCGACGCACTCGTCGCTGCCACCGTCGCACTCGGACCAATCGACACATAGCAATCCGCCGTAGCCAGCAGCCTGACCACCACCGTATTGCCATTCAGATCGGCAGCCGTAGCCGAACTACTGGCCGTAATAAAGGCAAGGCTCTGCACGGTGCCCGGCTCCAGCGCCTGAATAGGATGCTGGAACCGGTCCTTAGCTAGATAGGTCTGTGTCATTTACTTCTTACCCTTCTTAATCATGCCGCCCTTCTTGAAGGGCATCGCCTTCGGCATCGCCTTGGGCTTGGCCTTCGAAGCGGCAACCTTCGGCTTCGCAACCATGCCGCCCTTCATCATCTTCTTCGGCGCGGCCTTAGCCTTCACCATACCACCTTTCTTGAAAGCGCTGCCCCGCTCCTCAAGTTCCTGTCGCCGCGCCCGCATACGCCGCACCGCCAGATTCTCTTCCGTGGTAGTGGGCTCCGCGCCGTCTGCCAGTTCGTTCAGACGATCCGCAGAAATCCCACGACTGGCAGGAGCAGGGCGGCGGGCAGGAGCAGGGCGGCGGGCAGGAGCAGTACGCCGCGTAGGCATCCGGCTGCCAGCCTCGCCCATGTCCTGCTCCATAGTAGCGCGCTCACGGGCCATCTGCTCTGCGCGGGCCTGCGCCACACCTTCCCGATTGAACCGGGCGCCCTCTTCAAGTGACGTCGGCATAACTAAAGCAGCCCCTGGGATGGCTCGGCTATAAAAACGTCCGGTCATGGCGGCAGCCTCGGGCAACAGCGCGCGAAGAGGGGCGGCTGCGCGTGCTGTGCCCACCGTAGAGGGACGGGGCGGGTCGGGAATAGCCTGCGGTGGCAGGTTCGCCATAGAACGCACAGTCGAGGGGCGCGGCGGGTCTGGGATTTGGCCCGGCCCAGCAGGAACGCTTCGGGTTGCGGGAGGCCGGGCACGCCGATCCTCCATTTCCTGCATGAAGCGGCGGCGAACTTCCTCTTCGCTTAGGACTTCGCGGGCAGCCGCGCGTCGCGCCTCACCATCCCGGCGGCGGCGAGCGGCTTCTTCTCCGGGCGGCAGCCCTGCCCTGCTACGAATATCATCAGCCATTGTCGGTATCCTTCTGAGGAAAGGGGGTGCCCCACTTGCGGGCCGGTCCCATGTCGATGTGCATAAAAGGCGGCGTCGAGTCCGGATAGTAGCCGAAACCCGTGAAGCCCGCCTTACGCGCCGCAGCTTCAAATGCTTGGGGATCGTGGCCGTCCATGACCACATCGAATGCATCACCGGCCATGTGCCGACTATTAGGTGAGCCACCCACCCTTGTATTATGTTCGGCGCTCCTGTAAGCAGAAGCAATACGCATAGGCTTGCCGACCATGTGCCTTAAATCCTGTAATGCCACGACGGCTTTGCGCTGCAACCGGATGCGCCCAGTTCCTTTGCACGCCAGTTCGCGAGGACGGAAGTTCGGCCACACCCACACACTAGGCGGCACCAGTTCCCACGATGCATACTCAAGCACGGGCGCCGGTTCGGCCACTTCCTTCTTGCCTCCGCGCAGATACGTCCAGTAGTTCATCGGGCCGCCACTCCGCGCAGCTTCTCAAAGGAACGCAGCGCGCCCAGGCCCAGCATCGCAGCCACCAGTTCCAGCAGATAGTCCATCTGGAGAACCGGCAGCGCCGCTACCACACCCGCCGCAGGCAGCAGCCACGCCAGCATGGGCGCCAGCAGGAAGGCCCACGCCAGTCCAGCGCCGCACACCCATCCGATGAAGGGGCGCCAGCCCGACACAAACAGGGAAGCATTAGCTGCCTCGACCTGATTGATAGCGGCCTGCTGCCCCGCCTGCTGGGTCGCCGCCTCCAGCAATTTTGCTTCCATCTCTAGCTTGGCCTTGGCAGCCGCCGCCTGATCAGGTACAACCCTGTCCAGCACCTCAGTAAGTGCGGGCAGCAACGTCGGCAGTAAGGCCAGCAAAGGGCCGGGCATCTTACTTGCCCCGCTGCCTTCCGGCTTTCTGAAGGGCAATGGCCGTAGCCTGCTTCACAGCCGCCGCCTTATTAGCAGGCTTCGATGTGCCGATGCTGCCCTTCCGCTGGAAGTCATCCACCAACGTCTGGATATTCTTGCTAACGACCTTGTTAGACTTACCCTTCGCAAGCGGCATCTTAACAGTTCCACGCCCTGAGTGATTTGTTGATACGGCTATTGGGATCGTTGGCCGTCTTCGCGCTGGTGAGCTTCTTCTTCATGCCCTTCATGCGGGCGCAGAACGAATCCCGGCGCGGGCCTCCCTCGGGTTGAGGTGCCTTGAGGCCCGGCTTACCGGGGTTCGCGCGATTGTAAGCGGCACGGCCTTTAGCATTGAGCCCGCCCTTGGGGTCTTTGCCTTCGGCCCGCTGCCATGCCGGGGTCTTAGCCATACTATATTATAGCAGAGTTAGCCTAATCTTTCAAGGCTGACAGACTCGACGTCGAACTCGCCACTAGCGTAGAAGTGCAGCAGATGAAAGCCATTCCACCACAGCTTCTTGGCCGCCTTCGCATATGCAAAGTCCCCTTCGGGATCGACGAAGCACCCGCCTACCAGCGCATGAATCTTGGTGCCGTCGCCCTTAGTACGGGTCGAAGTGGAGAGCAGGTGCGAATGCCCGCAGACAGACGAAACATGCTGCGACCGCAACAGATTGTTCGCATGGTGTTCGCCGCCTTGTGGCCTGCCCATAACGCCCGACACAAAGTAGTGCTGGAAGACAGCCCCATAAATTGTGACCGGCTTCAGAAAGTTATGATAGCGAATCGGCAGTGTCTTCCGGCGTTCAGCCACCAGTTGCTTGACGGTCTTCGGGAAGTCCGACGTCAGCAACCGGTTATCAGAAGCCATCCACTTGTTGTAGCGGTCCTCATGATTGCCTTCGATGAACTCAATGGGGGCGCCCCCATACGCCGCAGCAATGGAGGCAATCCAATCGAGGGCGTCGAAGCCTGCGTCGATGTCAGCCTGCAAAGACCTATGCGACCAGCGCGGATCGTCCATGTCATGGGTGCATAGCGAGCCGAAGTCCCACAGATCACCGATATGAACGACGCGATCCAGATAGATATCGCGGCCTTCCAGCCATGCCATCATCTTGCCGAAGCGGTCCAGCTTATCGCCCGGCATCGCATGGGTGTCGGGGATCAGTAGGACTGTCTTCCTATCTCGTGCGCGGGACATTATCACAGACCCCAGATCAGGCCCATGCTTGCCACCACGATGCTGATGAAGAAGACCACCACGCATCCCAGCATCGCATAGTCAATGGGCCGCATCTTGATGTCAGTAAACTCCTTACCCTTGGAGTCGATGGCATCCTCGTCCATGAGAAAGCTGACGGCTGCCATAGCTAAGAAGCTAAGAACCATCAGCGTCAGCGCAATCTGCGTCACAATCATTTCAAATCCCCGTCGAGCCTAGCCCTTGCTGGCCCCGCTTGGTTGTGGAAAGTTCCTCTACTTCTTGCACCGCCAACTCAGGTAGCGGCAGCACCATGAACTGGGCGAT